GCTCTTGTGCGTATCCATTTAAGGTCAAAATTATCCCCATTGTGAGCCACAATCTCATCAGCTTCATGCAGTAACTTAACAAAGGTTTCAATCATCTTCTTATCACTCTGTGATTTGGACCATGTTAGGCTGTGGATCTCATCATCACCCTCCCATTTGTAGCATATGCAGATGATTGCCCTCTCATGAATAATATCTTGAGGATTGATAGTGATGTTGTATCCTGTCCTCCAGAATACTCCGACATTGAAAGAGGTCTCAATGTCATAAAATAATCTTTTTCTCATAGTTTTAATAGCAGAGCAATCCTGTCAAATAGGCCTCTTTGTATCAAAAAGCGTAAAAATATACCTAATAAGAATGCTATAACAATAGGCCACCACAGTATTCTATACTTTACCTGTTGCTTAGCCTTGATAGTTTTGTACTGAATGTCACCCTTGATGCGTAGTGTCTTTATTCTCTCTCTATACTCTATCCTAGTCTGCCACCTCGTCTTAGGCACATATATGTTATTGTATTTGATAACAGTATCCTTTGTAGTATAGAACTTCTCCCATACAATAGTATCATTCTTAATAACAGGGATGCTGTCAATGGTAGTTATCCTGATGGTATCACTGTCCTGTACCACTTTAAGTCCATTCTTTAAGGCTCTCTTATAGTGCCATTGAGCCCGCTTAGGAGCTGAGCAGGATACTAATAGTATCAAAATTGGTAGTATATATCTCATAAGTTTTGTAGCATCTTAATCATTCGAGGGCATGGGTAAATATCACTCTTATCTTTTCTCACTGAATTGTGAGTATAGATACCTGGTGTACCTTTGAATGCCTCTTTATCAATGGCAAATATCTCAGCTCTGTATGTCTTAGGAATGTCATAATTTTTGCATAAATATGTGACAAGTTGCCGAGTGCTTTCTATCTGCTCATCAGTGTACTTATACCAATGTATGTGCCCTTTGTATGGCTTATCCAAGGTAGTCACCATTGAAGGATCTACCACTCCCTTAACATAGTTGTAATACTTACCATCCTTCAGTGTTAATGGGCCCCAATTACATACCTCAATACCTACACTTAGTTTATTAAGGTTTTTATATGGTACTCCATGAACTGTGAAATCTTGACTATCTATACCCAAGTGCCATGCCCAATGCCTAGAGCTGAAGCATTGTACTATAGTTCCCTTCTCACCTACCACAAATGCAGTAGCTATCCTATCCTTATTGCTGTTCCAGAACTTAGATACAGCTACAGCATTACCACTACCTGCTGTGTGGTGTAGATATATCTGTGTCTTAGAGCTGTCCTCTTGGAAGTATTGCCCATCAGATAGGCGTTCCTGTAATATCTTCGTTGTGTCTAATTCCATCTACCTCTTTTTTTATCTCCTTAGCTCTAGCAAACAAGTTCTTCATTGCCTGCCACAAGTCAAGTCCTTTGACTGCTTTATAGTTCTCATTGATACTCATCACTTCAATAGATACCAGGATGAGTGCAAGTATCTTAGTCAACATCAATGGCACAGTAAAGAAATGTAGAATAATATCATTTAGAATGAAGTAGTCAATTAGATAGAATAATATCACAGTAACCTCATACAACAACATTTTACTGATGATAGCAGATAGGCCTCTGCTTGTTACAGGTACTTTTTTCTTTTTGGCCTTCCAAATACCTGTTACTGTATCTAATGCAATCACAAATCCAATAAGAAACAATAATCCTGATATCGGCATTAAGAATGTCCATATAATTGCCATTAACTTCATCCAATTAGCGTGAATAGTCTTTATTAATATGCCGAATTGTGACTCCATTACAAGATTAGGATGCTATTGTTATAGCCATTTTCTAAGAAGTTACCACACATCCCTGTGCATGTTAGTTGATAAGGAGTGATACAGCTACAATGGTTGAACATTGGTCTAAGGTCAGTATCCATGTTAGTGGTACTGATGAAGATAGGGAATAGGTTTTTGTTAGCCAATAGCCATCTGATAAGACGTTGCTCAAAGAATGATGCTTTTTGTGCATAGTGCTCCATCCCAAATGCTACCTCACTGCGTGATACACTAGCAGAATAGTCCCCATTCTGTGTCTGCAGTCCTTTATTCTTTAGCTGATAGGTCAATCCAAATACAGCATCCTCTGCACTCCTCCAAGCAATGACAGGCTGAATGAACTCTACAAGGTCAATCTCATCATTGGTAAGTGTTTGATTGTTGTATGCTGTTAACATATGGTTGTAGAATGTAGTGCCCAGGATAGGCTGTATTCTAAGAGCTGATTGAGTAGCTATATATGGTGTCACATCAGTCACATCCACATTGGCTGTGATAGGTGTGTTAGTCTTAAGGTAGTTTTCAGTGATAAAGTACAACATTACTATGCAGGGTTAGTGGTTTCATCAATTGGAGGAAGTGAGGCAAGAGCTCTTATCTCATTGGTAGTCATTTTCTCAAGCACCTTGCTAAGTAAAGCATCACTCAATGAGTTCAACGCATCTTTTATTTTGCTTGTCTCTTCATCTACCTCAACAATAGTATCTCCAATGATTTGAAAGTTATTAATAGTAAAGTCAGCAGGTATGCGAGCAATGGTAAGTATCTCATTGAAGATAGTTTCTATCTGTTGTCTTAGCTCCATCACTACATTCTTTTCAAAGATAACATAAGCCTGCTTGATATCACTACCACTACCAAGAGCTCCAGTAGTTCTAACACCCATTAAGATAGGATCAATGGTGTGAGCAAAGCATATCTGCTCAGTATTCAATCCTGAGGCCTCTTGGAACATCTTATCGTTGCTGTTAGTAGGTAGGCTTTCAATCTTAGGTAGTTGGTCCTGTGAGTTAGCAAAGAATGCCACAGCCTTACCTGCGTTCTGTGCTCCTTTCAGCCTGTCAATAGTATCCTTAATCATGTGCTTCTCTTCCTCAGACTGTGGTCTTTTAGGGAACATCATGGCAAATGATGGGAAGATGCTATTTTGAATGTTTGACTTAGCAAAGTATGATAGCTCTCCACTAAGAAAAGCAAAGTTTAATGCTGATGTATAGGTAGGTAGTGGGTAATAGTCTTGACCTACTGACTTAATTTCATAGCAATATAGCTGAACATCATCAGTACAGGTGATATGATAAGGCTTAATGACTTCAGTATCTATCCTGGTACTCCAATCATCTGACAAATAGTACTTTTTTCTACATGGTGATATCCTTACCTTCTCAGGTGATACATTCTCTATCTTAATTAGCTTTCTTTTCTCACCAAAGTATAGCTTGAAGTACACTCTATTGTGGATGATTAACTGCTTAGTGACTGCCTTAACTGTATGCTTAAGGTTGGCTTTCTTTTCGAAGCTAAACATATCTAGCTTTTCCTGTGGTGTGAGCTTATCAGTAGTAAGATTAAATCCTCCACCAATCACAGCATTGGTCTTGAAGTCAACAATAGCACCATGTAGGGGTGAACTGTAGTAGATTTGATTAAGTAGCTCTGGATAAAGGTTGCCCTCTCCAAAACGCACCCATGACTCCTGCACATATCTACCATTGACATAAGGTAGTGTTAAGTTACCTCTTCCTACTGGTAGGAATGGTGTGCTGAATGATTGATAACCCTCTACTACTTCAGGGCCTTTTGGTTTGCTGTTAAAAAATCTATCGTACCAAGCCATAGTTAGTCATATATTGATGTACCTGCAGGACCACTAACTACAAGCCTACCCTCCTCAATGACTACTCCTGTAGTTTGATTGATGGATAAAGGTAGCACGAATGGTGTTGAGCTCTCATATACTTCATAAGTGTATTGCCCTTTTACAAGTGAGATATCTGTAGGCTCATCAAGAGTAAACAGGTTGTATCTCTCAGGGTATGCACTCGTATCAGCAGATGTGAAGAGCTGTGGTGTGCTGGTTGTATTCATTTCATTGGTGAATACAAATAAATAATGAGGTGTAGTCACAGTAGTTACCTCTGATAAAGTCAGCACAAACTGATTAATAACACCTTGGTCAATGTATATCACACCTATATTATTTTAGCTTTGTCAAATGTTCATAAAAAAAGCCCCACCATGTGGCAGGGCCTTAATATATAGAGGCAGGATATTAAGATACTCCAATTGCAGCTAGTGCAGCAGCATTCATTGTAACCTCATATGCTAGATACTCATTCTCAGCTACCAAAGTAACTGTGTACTTAGAGCCATCAGCACGAGCTGTACCTGAGCCTTCACCTGTAGCAGATACTTGTAAGTAAGGGAAGTACCAATACTTACCGTTAGCATCCAATACAATAGCAGTTAAGTATTGCTGTCCTGAGCCTAATATCTTAATAGCACGAGACTTAGCAGCCTCTCTTCTATGGAATACTAGGTTGATTGTTTGAGTCACAAAAGAGCTACCATTAACTAAGTCAATAGTGCTATCTTCAGTGAAGTTAGATGTGTTGCGGCGGATGTAGTAGTTTTCAAATAATACAGGAGTAGCCTGAAGAGTGATACCTGTAATAGCCCAACCTGCTCCTGCTGAGGGATCTGTTGGTGTTATAGAGGCAATCTCATCTTGTTGGTTAATCCAAATACCATAGATACCCCCGCTATTGTTGTCGCATGATTTTAGAATCGACTCAAGTGCCTGACATGACATGGTTTAAAGTATTAAAGAGCCCCCTTGGTAGAGGGCTCATGGTTAATGATTAAGAATAAAAAACGATATCAGAAGGGTTAACAAAGTTAAATCCTACTTTCATGTTAGCACGAGTTCTGATGTAAGGCTCAGCTACAGTATCAGCTAAGTTAACAGCACGCAAGTCAGAGCTATCACCTTCAGCATCAAAAGCATAGATTAAGTTGTCTTTCAATGTGATAACGAAAGTATTGTTTGACATACCTGGACATACTACAATCTTGATACCTAAGTAAGTCAATGATAAATCTTGAGTGATATAAGCTTGAGTGTTACCTGATGCTACTCCTAATCGGTACATATTAACCAATTGAGTAGGCATGAAGATACGAAGGTCAGCAGTTCTGTTAGCAATAGTAGGAGGAACTAAAGCAAAAGCAGCAGACAATGCAGCCTCAAGAGCTGCAAAGTTAGCAATAGCACCACTACCACCAGAGATAACTGCAGGATCAGCAGCTAATAACTTCTCATAACCGTCACATAGAGCTAAAGTAGGGTTAGCAGAATCTATGTCACCTTGCCAACGGATAGACTCAATATCACCGTTAATCTTGTTAGCCATTTCAGACCAGTAGAAAGACATGAAAGATGCAACAGAGAAATCTCCGTTAGATCCTTTGCTCATTTGAAGAGATAAGAAAGATTGCTCTAAGTCAAACTGACAAATTTGAGCCATAGCAGACAATGCACATACGTCAATCTCTTTAGCATCTAGGTCATCAGTTGGAGCAGTAAATGCACAGCTTGATGGTTGTAAGATGTTACCAAAAGTAACTGAAGCTAATTTTGTCTTATACTTTACTCCAGGAAGAGCTCGGTAGTTGTCAGCAGTATCTTCTGACAAATAAGCCTTAGAATAGAAGGCCTCTGGGTTAGCAGCTAATAAAGCTGTAGGATCTATGTTAAGATCGAATTTTAATTTACGCATGGTTTTATTTGTTTATGAATTTGTTTAC